TCTGCGAGGTGGAGCGCCTAGCGATCGCCGCCGAGACAGAGCACGAGCAGAACATCCTGTACAGCTTGCTCAATCACTTGAGCCTTACTTTCCCGGATAAAGAGGAGGACTAAAATATTTTTACAGAAAGGGGTTGCGAGCCCCTTTTTTGTGTATACTGACCTCACTGCACTACAGCAGCAACCAGCGAACCGGAGCGAATCATGAAAATTGCAAGCCGCCTGTCCAACGTGATGGATTACCACCCAACGATCGCCTTGGCGATCATCGAAGGCTGTTCGCGGCTTCTTGGAACAACAACCCGCAAGTGCTTCTTTGTTTTCGAGGACGATAGCGTGATCGTTCGTGATGGCCTTGGTTTCTGGTACACCGAGACCCTTGAGTTTGCTCTCGACGAGATCGCTGAGAACTGGCTCTAAATCAACCCGGCCCCTACGGGGGCCACAGCGAAGGAGAAGCGAATGAACTACATCACCAAACTGCAGCAGGACCGAGGCGAGGTTACCGAGCGCCTGCTGGCGATGAAAGACCGCATTCAGGAATTGCGGGTTCACCTTAGCGGTTCTAAGTTTGGGCCGCAGGCGGACGGCACCCGAGGGGACTGGATGAGCACCGCAGATATCCAGAACTGGCTGCGGTATATCGAGGATCCAACTATTGAGGAGGAGCGTGATGGCAAAGCGTAACCCGGTAGTCCGGGACCTGATCCAGCGGCCTCCACGAGGAGCCGGCAAGCACCGCGATCGGCGTAGTGAGGTGCAAAAAAGAGACGCTGATCGAGAGACTAAAAATATTTTTGCCAAAACCCCGCACAAGGGGTTTTTTTATGCCAATATCTGTCTGCGGTCACTTTGATCGTAACCAAAAGTGAAGGAAAGAGAAAATGAGAGCAATCACTAAAGCAGCGCTGGCGATCCCTGAGATGGAGTACGCCTTCGAGATCATCTGCGCGGACTCCCGCAAGGAGCCGGACGAGTTCACCGATCAGGAGATCGTGGACGAAGCAGAGTACCGACTGTCCTGTTTCTTCGAGTCCGGCCATGACAATGACGAGGCTCGGCGGGGCGGGTTCGGTAAGGAGGAGAAGGCTGCGGCCTTGAAGAACGTCCGGATGATTAAGGCGTTCCTGAAGAAGTACAAAACCGCGGACGGCCGATACAGCAGTTGGGTCAAGAACATCTAAACCGGGGGGGCAACCCCATCTAAAAATATTTTTACTTAAGGGGTTGCAAGGCCCCTTTTTTTCGGTTAATATTTGTCCACGGTCACTAATGACCGCAACACAGCGAAGGAAAGCGAAAATGAAAGCAACCAACCAGATCCGCGGCAACTGCCAACTCTGTGGTAACCAGCAAGCCACCACTGGCTTCGCAATGGCCAAGCATGGCTACACCGTCGAGTACGGCTACTTCTCAGGCGTCTGCCGCGGCGATCAGCACGCTCCCCTGCAGAACGATCGCTCGGTTGCCGATCGCGTGATCGCTCAGGTCCGCGCTGAAGCCGACGACTTTATCGTCAAAGCCGAGAAGGTCAAGGCCGGCGAGATCTCCCCCAAGATTGTGGTCCGCACCGATATCTGGCGCAACAAAACCGAGGTCCCTTTCGCCGAGGCTACCCGCTCGGAGCAGGACAGCGCCCGTAACACGTTCGAGTGGGCACTGCGTGGTCGCGCATCAGCAGCACGCCAGTTCGCAGACCACCTTGAGCGTTGCGCCAACGAGTACCACGGCACCGCACTGGTCGAGGTCATCAAGCCTGCCAAGGCAGCCCCGATCCTCGTTGGTGATGTAAAGGGCGATCGCACCGTGACCAGCGTCGAGGGCGGCCGGGTGTACTACAAGATCGAGGGCAAGAAATCCACCGGGTTCTGGCTCGGCACCCAAGCGTGGCGCAAACTGGCAGCTTAAGCAGAAGAGGCCCTCCGGGGCCTTTTTTGTTGCGAACCAATAAGGAACCAACAAGGATCCATCATGGTTCCTTCAAGGTTCCAACAAGGTTCTAGCACGCTGACAAAATACCCTGTAAAATCAAGGTTTCACCGCAACGAGACTGAAACTATGTCGGACGCGACGAAGAAAACACGCAAAAGGGCAATAACGCCAGCGCAGGCCGCCAAGATTGAGGGCGCATTCGAGGCCGCAATGGCCGCTAAACGCCAGCAGGAGATGATCACCGCAATGGGTGGCACTCCAGTACCAACCGCGCCAGTAAAGTTCACTGGAAGGCCATCTAAGTACAGCGCAGCCATAGCTCAGGAGATCTGCGAAGGACTGGCTGAGGGAACTCCATTGAGAGAGATCTGCCGCCGGGATCATATGCCTGAGTGGCGGACTGTTTATGATTGGATGAGGCGCGACGAGACTCTTTCCACATCTATCGCGCACGCACGGGATATTGGCTACGATAAAATGGCTGAGGAGTGCTTGGCCATAGCTGATACGCCAGTAGAAGGGCGCAAGATCGTTGAGACTGATGACGGGAAGGTCATGTATACCCGCGAGGATATGCTGGGCCATAGGAAGCTCCAGATCGAGACTCGGCTGAAGTTGCTGGCCAAGTTCAATCCCAAGAAGTATGGGGACCGGGCGATCCTTGCTGGTGACGCTGACAACCCACTGCAGGTGAACATTCAGGCGACTGAGATGTTCGACAGCATCCTCAAGAATGCCGAGATGACACGGCAGATCGAGGAGTGACCTCCCATTTTTACCCCATAAAAGGGGTACAAAGTGGGAAATTGTCTCGATCGCTCGCTGGCCAGTACCGATGAAAGTGGGAAATCTCGTCAAAAGTGGGGGTAAATTGCCCTCGGACGTGGTCGAGATCCTTAAGGATCCGGAAACCAAGAGACAATTCCTGACCCTGAAGCCTGAGCAGCAGGTTGCTTGGGCGTGGCGCATGAGGTGGCTGCAGAAGGCGCACAGGCATCAGATCATCCCCGCGGGGGACTGGTGGTCGGTCTGGCTGTTGTTGGCCGGCAGGGGCGCTGGGAAGACTCGTACAGCGGCGGAGCAGATTGGGTGGTGGGCATGGACCCAGCCCAGTACCCGCTGGCTTGTAGCGGCTCCTACGAGCAGTGACGTGCGCTCGACTTGCTTTGAGGGCGACTCGGGTTTGATGTCGGTCATTCCTTCGGCTTTAGTGTCGGACTACAACAAGGCGCTGCACGAGATCAAGTTGACCAACGGGTCGCTGATCAAGGGCATACCGGCGAGCGAGCCTGAACGCTTCCGGGGGCCGCAGTTTCATGGTGGGTGGTGCGACGAGTTGGCTGCATGGGAATACCTGCAGGAGGCTTGGGACCAGATCCAGTTCGGCGTGCGGCTTGGCCAGCAGACGCGGATCATCTGCACGACTACGCCGCGGCCCAAGGACTTGATCATTGACCTGATCGGCCGGGACGGTGACGACGTTGCGGTGACGACCGCCTCGACGTACACCAACCTCGACAACCTGTCGGCGAACTTCAGGAAGCAGATCCTGCAGTACGAGGGGACGACGCTCGGCCGGCAGGAGATTTACGCCGAGATCATCGATCCTGAAGAGAGCGGGATTGTGAAGCGCGATATGTTCCGTCTGTGGCCCGATGGCAAGCCCTTCCCGGCGTTCGAGTACATCATCCAGTCCTATGACGTGGCGACCTCAGAGAAGGTCCAGAACGACCCGACAGCGTGCATTACGTTCGGGGTGTTCAAGCCGCTCGACGGGCCGATGTCCGTGATGGTGATCGACTGCTGGCAGGAGCGGCTGCAGTACCCTGACCTGCGCCCGAAGGTGATCGAGGAGTACGGCGCGGTCTACGGCGAGGGGAAAGAAAAGAAGCGCGTTGACCTGCTGCTGATCGAGGACAAGTCCGCGGGGATTTCGTTGATACAGGACCTGCAGAGGGCGCACTTACCGATCCGGGCGTACAACCCCGGCAACGCTGACAAGCTGCAGAGGCTGAACATCGTCAGCCACATCATTGCTCGTGGCCGGGTGTGGATACCGGAGAGCAGCCAGCGCAAGGGCTATGTGCGGGACTGGGCGGAAGGGTTCGTCAGTCAGATCTGTTCGTTCCCTGAGAGCACGCACGACGACTTTGTGGATGCCTGCACGCAGGCGCTGAGGTTCCTGCGGGACAGCGGATGGTTGGAGGTGGATCCACCGCCAGAGGACGATTGGGACGAGGACGATTACGTTGACAGTGGCCGATCAAGGAAAAGGGAGAACCCGTATGCACAATGACGATATGCCAGAGATGGTGATGAGGATCAAGGGTTTTGAGGCGTGCGAGTTGGGCGCCTGCAAGACATGGGACAACGGCCGGCTGGTGACCCGGATGATCTACGATGGTCAGATGATGATTGACCAAATGGTGGAGGAGAACGGCGACACTTGGGAGGAGGCGGCTGAATCGGTAGGCCGCGAGGTGGTAGCAAACTACTGCGGGGATTCGTCCCCGATCGTGTTGATGAGAGTCAATATGCTCGGAGAGACGCACTGACTTTAAAGACTTGTCCAAGGGCTTTAAAGCCTTGGCGCAACAAGGCTGTCATCAGGATGAGGGAATACGCAAGTAGACTTATCGTGGGCGACGTGCCCTATTCGAAGGAGGTGATCATGGTGGGTGGATTCTTTGATGGCGACGACAAGTCGATCGCTGTTGTAGCGGAGCGGATTGAGTTTGAGGCCGAGCACAATGTCTCGGAGTATTCAGAGCAGACGATCGAGAACTTCAACTTGACGGTGGCGTTGTTGAAGTGCGTCGGCGACATGGTCAAGCGTATCGACTACCTCCTGAACGGGGACGAAGACGAGGACACGTTTCTCGCGCTTTGGGCTGATCGTTTTGGCGTTGCAGAGTCCGAAGTTGATGAGGATGCTGAGGACGCCGAGGAAGGTGAAGAGTACGACGAACAGACTGACGCCTAAATAGCGCTCACGTCGATTAGGTTACCCCGGAAGTCCAGCATCCCTTCGGAGTGCTTCCGGGCAATCTCTGGCCACAGTAGTTTGCTATCGCGGATCGATAGTACCGCGAACCCGGAGCGCCAGTTGGCTGGGTTGTCTTCCATGTAATCCGAGAACTGTGGGCCGTCAGTGTCCGCCAATGTTCCGGTGTCTATACCCCAACGGGTTCCGTTATAGTCATCAAACGGGGTGACTTTGAGACTGTGCAAATGGCCAGTGCAAATTGATTTGCCGCTCCCAACGGCATTGTTGTGGGTAGCGTGGACGCCGTTCTTGTAGCGGTGCTTGACTACCAAATTCGGAGTTGGCCAGCAGGTCCAGCATGGGTGCCACTTAGGGAAGTGGTCTTTAAGAGTAAGTCCACCGACACCTTCAAATTCGGGTACGAACGAGCTTAGGCGCGACTCAAAGCGTGCGTCATGGTTACCGAGTGGCCAGATCAATTGAGTGTGGTGGCGAGCCTTGTGGCAGGCCTCCTCGATCTCGGTCATGGCTTCTTTGCAGGCGTCTAGTTCTTGTTTAACTGAGGGCCTTTGGCTCCAGCCCGACCTCGGGTGCCTGCTGATGGAGGCTCCATCGAATATGTCGCCGTTAGCGATGACCATGTGCGGTTTGAGTTCCTTTATGGCCCACAGGAGGCCTTTAAAGGCGGTTGTGCGGATGCCCGGCCAGAAGTGTGCGTCAGAAAAGACGAGGATGATGCCGTCTGTCATGCCGCCGATATGGCGCATCTTCGTGAGATGGCGTTTGGAGTCGAACTCAGCGCAAGCCGGGTTCTGGTGTTCTGAGGTGAGGGTGATGCTCAGTTTCTTTTCGATTGATCTGCGTCTGTTGTAAACGTTGCGCACTGAGATGCCGGTCTCTTCAGAAATCTTCTGGGGGCTACGGTGCCGCTCCCAGAGTTGAATGAACTCATCGTCGGTGATAACCATAGCGTGCCCATATGTTGTGCAGACCGCTTGATACCAGAGGGTAGAAGGGTTGTCTAGCGCATAATGAAGACACAAAGGTGTTGACAAGATGGACCTAGATGGACTAACATCCGCGCTGTGAGTCGTGGAAGACTACACAAGAGAGCCGTTAAGCCTGATCCCGACCCCGAATGGGGTGTCATCCCAAAAGGATGTTCTTCCACCGGGGTCAGACTTAACGGCTTTTTTGCGTTCTACGTTTTGCCGCTGATCTCGTCGGGGACAACACGACAGGGGATCGGGGATAGTGCCTACTGTGGGAAAGATCTGAGACAGGCACGAGGGTGGCGAAGGCAGCGCCCTTGATCGAACGGCTACCGGGTATGCGTGGCTCCGTCGAGCAGCATTGAAGGCATCTAGTCCGCTAGGAGGGCTAGGTGTCGTCCACCATCGAGCAGTCATACATTAAGTAATTGATATATAAAGAGAATATATAGATGATAGATGTAGAAGATATCAAGGAATGGCGGGGTGGCGGGGCTATGTGCCCTTGCGGTGGTCCGATCAGCAAGGGGGCTCTAACCGGTGGCCGGGAAAGGTGGAGTTGCCGTGCTTGCGGGAGATATGAGGTGATGCTGCCCAAGGATCAAGATAAGGATGACTTGACAGCCTAGGCGCGATATGATGGCGGATCTACGCAAGAGGCGGATATGGATCCACGCAAGCAGGCTATTCGGGGTTTACTAGATGAATTCTTGACTTCGATCAGGCAAGCGGACAAGACCTCGATTGTGCCGGCACCTAATCGTTGGTTTGCCAAGCCTGAAGATTTTCCCCATCAGCAGCCGATGATTGAGAAGGCGCTGGCCGCTACTGGCAAGTCGCGGAATGATTTTCTGCATGGCGCGTATCTAGATCCGCGTACTGGCCAAGACCTAACGGGCCGGATGATGTCTGACGTTGGCGCGGTCATTGATCCGAACACCGGTCGTCCGGTGATGTCGGGGCGCGAGTCTGGACTGAAGAGTTTTGCGGAGCTTGAGAAGAAGTTGGGCAATCAGACGTTGTCCAATCTTGTACGGCGTTCCAAGTTCAAGCCACTCGGCGGTGATCCGCTGCTCAACGACATTCCTTTTATTACGACGGTTGAGTCGGGGCCGCACTTCTATGGCCTTGGGATGGAGTACGCGAGCCCTACGCAGTTGTTTCAGATTCAGACCGGGGACAACCCTCACCTGCGGCCGAAGAGCCGTGGCGACGTGTTTGGGATGGGCGAGGTAGTTGGCCGGATGCAGATCGGCAAGGGGCCGGAGCATGACGTGTACGAGAAGTTGTTTGTAGCTCCTCGTGGCTCTGACGTACCCGGCAAAAAGTTGAGCAAGGCTGAGGGTGGTGAAGTCCACGCTGCTGGCGGAGGCTTGAAGCAGGCGGTCAGAAGCAAGATTGACGAGTTTCTTGCGGAACTGAATAAGCCTGTTAGGGTTGCACCTAAAGCCATGCAGCAGGTATTGCCTGTGGCCGAGCGTGACGCAAACCTTGAGAAGTTTCTTGAGCCTAGCGCCGTGCAAATGCGTCTGTACCACGGCACTCCTGCAACTGAAGGCGGGAAAGGCAAAGAAGCAATCCGTCGCATCAAGCCAAGCAAAGAAGGTGCATTAGGTTCTGGGTCTTATCTCACTCCGGACCCTCGATATGCTTCTGGATACGCAAACGAGGGTGATGCAAATGTATTGCCTGTGTACGCGCAATTAAAGAACCCACTCAAGATTGAAGGCACGCACGGCGATCCAATGATTGAGGCGTTGGTCAAATTGGGCATGGGCGAAGACCAAGCCGCAAGGATGGTTGAGAAGGCTTACGATGGGCCGGGGTATATTGGCAAGCAGGTTCAAAGCCGAGCGCAGGCTGCAGGGTACGATGGATTGGTGCAGTACCGTGACGGTACTCCGTCCGAAGTGGTGGTGTACAACCCCAACGCAATCAAGAGCGCCACCGGCAACCAAGGAACCTACGACACTTCCTATCCCGACTTGAACAAAGCCGCTGGCGGCGAGGTCCACATGGCTGACGGTGGCGACCCCATGCTGGCGGACCTGATCGAGCGGTACAACACCCCTCTGAACAAAAGCCGGTACAGCGCTGGCATCTTTGACAGCAAAGCTCCGGGTGAGGTTAGGTCAGTAACCCCAACGGTAAAGGAGCGCATGGCCAGCGGTTTGCAGGCTGCTATGGAGGCCGCAGGATCAGATCGATACAAGGCTAGGCAGCGAGCCCAGACGATCGTTGGAGGGGAGAACAGCAGGCTTCCCCTTGGGTATGGGGTTTTAGACATTGGCGCAATGGTCAACCCAACGGTTGCTGCTGCAATGATTCCGGTGTACGCCGAGTCGGCCATGCACGATTTGGCCAACGTGCCAAATGCACTCAAACGCGGCGACTACATTGGCGCTGGCGTTGAGACGGGGTTTGGTCTGATGGATTTAATTCCTGCGGTTGGCCAAGGGAAGAGAGTAGCGAAGGGTGTTGCAAGGGGCATTAAAGATGCGGTGACCAGCGATGCTGGCTATGACCTAGCGCAGAAAGTTCTCAACGCTACCGGCACGGCCCCCGCGCAGATTATGATGGGGCCAATGTCCAAGACATGGCGCAAAGCTGACGCGGACCTTGCGGTAAAGATGGAAGGCGAGGGCAGAAGCGCTAACGACATCTGGAGAAAAACAGGAACCTTCAGGGCTCCTGACGGCAGATTGCGTCAAGAGATTGCCGATGAAAATATGAAATACACTTCTGGTGCGGTTGAGAAGAAGCAGTACACAAACGCGAGGAAGCGGTACGAACAAGCCAAGGCAAAAGCAACGACGCCTGAAGAATTGAATGACGCAAACGACTATTGGAACAAAACCAAAACCAATGCTATATTCAATTTGACGGGAAAATCATCAGACTTTGTCAACCACCCAGAGTTGTTTGCGGCATACCCGGAGTTGGCTAAATATGCTTTCAAGCAACTAGAGCCAACGCACAGTCAATTTACTGCGCCAGAAACGGTTTATGGATTCTATTCTCCGACCAAGCAGCGCATTACAATAAACACTGACGCCCCGTACAAACGATCGACCGCCTTGCATGAATTGCAACACGCCATTCAAGATATTGAAGGATGGCAAAGCGGATCAAGCCCTGAGTATGTTGCCGCCAAGATGGCCGAACGAGACGTAGTAAAGAGAGAAGCAAAAGAAATTCAAGATCGCATCGACAACATGAGGGCAATAGACCCTGTTTTGTATGAAGATTTGATTAAAAACGAGGAAAGCGCATTAGGAGCAAAGCAATACCTGTTGAATCAAACCGAGCCTCTTGAGGGGTTAACTGATCCTTACGAAGCATATAAAAAAATGTCTGGGGAAGAAGAGGCACGGATGGTTCAAGCGCGTCGAGATTACGATGAAAGATCAAGACGAGACTCGTTGCCAATTTGGAATTACGAAACACCCCCTCCAGAACAGATTACCAAGGACTTTGCCACTGGCGGCGCGGTGATGATGGCCGGCGGGAAAGACGTTACCAAGGAAGCAATAAAGCAAGGCATCAAAACAGCCGTTACAACGGCGGATGATTTTATAAAGAAGTTGTACGGGAACAAACCAACAGGAGAAGTAAATTATGTCACAGCACAAGAAGGACCTTTCTACCGAATCAACCCAGTCGGGGCTGGAGAAGGTCAGGCAAGCCGTACAGGCGTTCGAGAAGTTACTGGGACCGGCGAGGGAACTGGATCCGGAGGAACGGGAACGGTTCGAGGCAAAGTGGCGAAACGCTACTCGCCTGAAGAAGTGGCCCGATTAGTTCGAGAGAACAACATTGCGCGGCGTGCTGCTGAGAAGTTTGGTGGCACGCAGACTGAATCCTTGCTAACGACCATGCCGCCAACGTCATTGGCGAAGCAAGGAGCAATTGGCCGGGCGTTCATGGAGGCGTCAACGGACAACCCGCAGTATAAGCAGGCGGTGTATGAGGCTTATGGCCGCCAGATGCCTGAACTGATGGAGACGATCGGGGCAAGGGATTACGACGACCTGATGGACAAGGCGTACCGTCAACTCAACTACGAGACGGCGCAGCAGTTCAACCAGATGCCGGTGAATATGTCTTTCCACCGTGCTGGCGAGGGTGACTATCGCTCAAGCGGGGAGATGCTAGAAGACGTTCACGGTAACAAGCACTTGTATGTGTTTCAGGGTGGCGAGCCCCACAACATGATGAGTGACGTGGATCCGCGTACCGGGCTAAACCAGACGGAGCAATTCCGGGCGGTGCATGATTTGTTTGGCCACGCCGTGCATGGCAATGAGTTTGGACCTAAGGGTGAGGAGTTGGCGTTTGGCGCACACAGCCAGATGTACTCGCCGCTGGCCCGGATTGCGTTGGCCACAGAGACGCGGGGCCAGAACAGCGTAGTGAACTACACGCCGCTTAACGTCGAGTTGAAGGCCGAACTAGCAAAGCTAGATGCGTTGCGTTACGAGGCGATGCGCCGGGGCGACGAAGGGTTGGCCAACGAGATTGCGCAGCAAAAGCGTGCGCTGTACGGTGAGAACTTTCAATACTCACCTAACCGCGGGTTGCTGCTGCCGCCTGAGTTTACGGATCCAATGTATGAAGGTGGATTGCCGGAGTACATGAGCGGCATCTTCAGGCCGTCTCAGGGAACCTCTGAGCGTTTAACGCACTTCAGCCATGACCCAAGCCTTACCATGACGGATCCAAGCCGCTACGGGACTGGCATACGGGGCGAGGAGTTGTACCGCCTGCAGGGATCAAAAGCGCCGGTGATGGATCGGACGTATTTCTATCGTGGCGACAACCCGCGGCCGGAAACAGGGTTAGGTCGATACCGTTATGGCACACAGGGCGAGGACCTGTACAGTATGGCCAGCGATCCAGAACGGTTGGGATTGTTGGCAAGAGAGGCAAACAGAATGCCATTTACCGCCCGGAGCAATCAGGGGATTATCAATGAGGATCAGGCTTTGACTGACTTCGAGCGACTTGCAAAAGAGTATGGGTACGAGGGCCTGTTAGGCGATCGTGCAGCCATTATGTACAACCCTGCTTCTGTTGAGCGCTACGCTCACGGCGGTCAAGTTCACATGGCAGCGGGTGGCAACCCGGCAAAACAAAGAGTCAAAGAAGTCATCAAAAGCGGCGCAGAAGCCATCGATGATTTTCTGAATTCTCTTAAGACAAGGGGAGCCGAACGAGTTTCTCCAAACTACACCAACACGGCTTTGAGCGATCAACAACAAAGGCTGGCGGATCAAATTGCTCAAGCCAATCCAAAGTTGGCGGCAGAAGATGTTCAGAAAAAAGCGTTGCAACAAGCGCAAAAAAAACTTGAATGGGAAAGGACTGAGAAGCCCGGTATTGTGAAGAGTTATGGCGCGTTGACGCCAACAAGTTATTCAGCAAACAAATTGCAAAAAATGCGCAACACAAGTAAGGTTGTGCAAAACAGAATTGATGAAGCCAATCGGTTTTTAGATCAGCCAACGGAAGCATGGACCCCTCCGCCTCCGGAGTTGCAGGCCTTTGATCGATCTTCGATTAAAGATGCTCTTGCTGGGTTCCCCGGCGTTCAACAGTCAACTTTCCCGCGGGACATTCCTTCAAGAAGCAGCACTTCTTATGTAGAGGAGTTGTATGAAGATCCAAAAAATAGAGAGTTAATTAAAAAACAAATTATGCGTGGTTTGCCGTTGGGTGGCGAAACTTTTTACGCATCTTTGTATCCGGTCAAACAAGCAACGCTTGAAGCCGGCATGGCTCCTGATGCATTTGAAAGGTGGATTCATTCTTTGGCACCGGCTTCGGCAAGAAATTCTATTATGAATGAAATGGCAGTAGGCCAATTCTTGCGGGACATGAACGCTAAGGGCATCCCATTAACGGAAGCCAATGTGTTGCGCGGAATGGAAGACTTTAAAAACACCTATGGAATGGGATTGCCTTTGATGCCTATACATCGCCAAGGTGTAGCGGATGTTCTTGAAGGCGGAAGAAATTTGCGTGACATGAGTTTGGCAAACATTCCGACCAACTACAAAATTCCAACGTATGGCACACAAAAGGCGGGGGATTTTGGCGGATCGGTGGTGCTTGATACGCACGAAGCGTCTGGCGAAACCCTTGGCAGCAGATACCACCCGTACTTTAGCGAGCAAGGAGGATTTAGCAACGCTGAGTATCATCCGGGCGAGCAAGGAATGTTGAGCATTGCACGAGAGCTTGGGGGTCTTCCCGGAGGTATGGCTCAAGCCGGTCGTTGGTTTGGTGGCGGAGAGTTGACTGGGTTGATTTCTCCGCGTGGTGATGCGTTAGATTTGCTTGAAAAACAAATCGCGTACACTTTGCACAATCAAGGCCGTCAAGCAAATCCGGCCAATATCAGGAAAGAAGTCCTTGATCAAATTCGCACGGGCGAGGGTTTGATTCTTCCTTGGTGGATGAGAGGCGGAATGCCTGATTACCGAACAACAGGTCTGCAAAGAAAAGAAGGCGGAGATGTGTCGCTGGATGACTTCCTTGCCAATTTAGAGAGCACTCATTGATGGCTACCGAGTTCCCAATCGATCCAGAGTACAACCGTTTTGTTGACGGTCAACCCGATGACGCAGGCGCTGAACAGCCGGAACCTGAACTGAACCTTGATGGTTCCAACATTGAGGAACTGCCTGACGGGTCTGCGATCGTTCACATGGAGATTGAGGGTCCGCTAGACAACGAGGATTTTTATCAGAACCTTGCGGATGACGCGAGTTTTGACTTCATGGAACTTGATGATATCGCGTTGCGATATATCGAGTATGCGGAGAAGGACAAAGAAGCCAGAAAAGAGCGTGACAAGCAGTACGAGGAAGGGATTCGGCGTACTGGATTGGGTAACGACGCACCCGGCGGGGCCAACTTCAATGGTGCGAGCAAGGTAGTTCACCCGGCGATGGCCGAGGCTTGCGTTGATTTTGCTGCGCGGTCGATCAAGGAGATGTTCCCACCTGACGGCCCGACGAAGACCAAGATTTTGGGCGACGTTGACGAAGAAAAGGTTAAGCAGGCCGAGCGCAAAGTCGAGTTTATGAACTGGCAGTTGACGCAGCAGATTGAAGAGTTCAGAGATGAGCAAGAGCAAATGCTCACTCAGTTGCCGTTAGGTGGCTCGCAGTACATCAAGCTCTGGTATGACGAGAAGAAAAAGCGCCCGTGCGCTGAATTTTTGCCAATTGACAACGTCCTGATCCCTTTTGCGGCCGGAAATTTCTATACATCTCCGCGAGTTACCGAAGTCCACGACATATCGGACTATGAATTTAAAAGCCGGGTGCGTTCTGGGCTGTACCGGGACGTGGATTGTGTCAAAACCAGCATTGATCCTGAACAGA